CCAAGGGCGATAGTCTCGTGGTTGTAACGAGCGGTGAAGGCTTCCTGCGCATTGTCATACGCGATGGCCTGACCTTCGTTCTTCACCGGAGCGGCACTGAAGCCAGCCAGCTTGGTTTCTTCTTCAAAGGAACGCTCGGACTTCTCAGTCTCGTAGATTTCCTTGTGCTCTTCGCCGTAGCGAGCGTACTCCATACCGAACAGAGCGTTCAGGCCGGGCAGGAGTTCCTTGAGTAGTTGGGCACGAGAAATTGCCATTTCAGATCACTCCTTATCAGGCAACGCCAGTTGCATTCGTGTACGAATGCTGGCCGATGTTGAACTTCACCAACACATCGGTCTTAGCATCGCCAACAGCCGAGAACGGGCCTTGTGCGAAACCGACCAGACGGAAACCAGCGGTGCCAGCTTGCGTCGTGGCGCTCAGTGCCGACAGCGAATTGCCCGAGGTGGTGGAACCACCAGAGCCGTTCGTGCCGTTTTGAGCAGCGGCGAAGAGCATGTTTTGACCCAGTTGAGTCTGCGTCACAGGGCCATCGGCCTGGGCTTGGAACACGGCGCGGTCGTCATCGATGACGTACGCAACGGCGTTCAGCGAACCCGAGGGATAGTACTGCGAGAAGACCGTCTGGCCTTGCGCGTTGACGTACGAGCAGCCCACGAAGACACCGATGGTGCCAGCGGGGAATGCGTCGCCGGTGCCACCAGTCTCAGTCACGAGGCGGATGTAACCGTCAGTGTGGATTTTCACCACTTGGCCGTAGAAGAGGTTGCTCGAATAGCCGGCGGGGTCAATCAGAAACTGACGCGTTTCGCCTGCGTACGGCAGACCGTCAACTCGGTTTACAGCCCGTAGGCCGTAGGGAGCAGCAGTAGATGCCATTTAAGGACTCCTAAGTTACTTTGAACCAGAACCAAACCCACCTCCGCGCGTCGTGCTGGACTTGCGGTCCGAGAACAACGGCATCCGTGGATCATTGTTTCGCATGAAGTGGTTGTCCACTGAGTCCATCTGAGCCTGTGCTTGACGACCGTAGTAATCGTCCCGTGAGCGTGCAAGTTCAGCGGGCATCTTGCAGAGCATGAGGCCGCCAATTTCCACGTTCCCGGTCTTCTCGTTTCCGGCCAGCATAAGTTCAGGATGGTCAACCGCCTTCACCGGCTCCCAACCCTCGCGCATCTTTTTGGACACGTTGGTGGGGTCAGACTGTCCCAGGACGTGCGTCGCAACCCAGCGATACACATAACCCGGCTCAGGTGTCGGATCGGGCAGTGAACTCGAAGGTGTGTACACCATACGAGCAGATTTTTCGCGTGACTGCATGTCACGGGGGATACGGTTTTGAGTTTCAGCCATTTTGGTTCTCCAGTTTTGCCACTTGAGCAGCGTATTGCTGCGGGGTCAGGCCCAGCTTTTTCGCCAACGCAACTTGCGTTTGAGTCAGTCGAATTTTTCCGACACCCGTAGTACGAGTGGCGGGAGCCACGACCGTTGTGGGTTTCTTTTGAACCTCAACCGTCTTCGGCTTGTCTTCGTTCCCGAATAACTCGGGGAACTTCGACTTCATGCGACCATCGATCTGGTCGAAATACTCATCGGAGCGGGGATCAGTACCCCCGGTGACTAGCTTTTGATGCAGCCCTAGTGCGTAGCTGGTGTATTCCTCAAACCCCGGTTGCCCGAACCACTGGTTTTTTGCCTGCCAGCGCAGGGATTTTTCGTCGGGTTGAACCTGAGTTTGCGGTTGTTGTTGAGTTTGTACCGGAATTTCCGTGGGCTGTAAAGCCTGCGGACGGAATCTTTTTGCTTCTTCGACTCGCCACTTGGCCGCAGCAAGCTCCTCCTGGGCCGCGATGATGGCGTCAGTATCAAACGCCTCCTGTGCAGCCTTGAGGTTTCGACGGGCAGTTTCCAGTTCTGTCTCAGCTTCCTTGCGGGCGCTTGAAACCAGAACCTCCTGGCCCTCGTTGTAACTCTTCTTCAGTCGGTTGTTCTCGTCGATCAACTGCTGTGCAAGACGCTCAAGCTCGGCTTTTTCCCGGGCTACAGCCTCTTTTTGACGGCGTTCGTCGTGACGTGCGTGGGTCAGTTCCTTGATCCGCGACTGCACGTTGGCCGAGTAAGACTCGATCTCTTCGTCGGTCGGGTCAGCGACCTCCCGATCCAGAGGCTTACGGCCACGATCACGCTCGGGCGTGTCGTCTACGACCTCAATCTCGACGTCGGTTTCACCCGAAGTCTCGACTTTGACTTCGTTCTCCTGCTCGTCAGGGAACTTGTACTCTTCCTTGTCAATTGCCATCTTTCACTCCTTCAAGCGCGGGTGAGTCCGCGAGGGTCTTGCACAACAGCATCAACTTGGTCATCGTTGATGAGACGGAACTCCTTGCCGAAAATCTTGAACCGGGTACCTGAGTAGGTACGCACCAGCACGAAATCTCCGGGTTTACACCAAGCGCCTGTGGGGAAACGCTCGGGGTCTTTGTAGGCCGAGGGGCCTTGTTTGAGTACGAACAGCACCGTGGTGGCGTGTTCTTCCTGCTTCATGTACGTGTCGGCCTTGATCAGGCTGGAGTTCTCGAACGTGTCTGAAACGTCCGGCACGATGCACAGCAGTTTGTGGCCTGCAGGCTCGGGAAGGGCTGTGGCCTTCTCTTCAGGGGCGAGGTTCTCGTCCTGTTCGTCCTGGGGCTGAATGGTCTTGGGCAGGCTGATGCCTGGGGGGAGGATGATTCCCGCTTCACTCGTCTGCATCTTCGGCTTTCTTTGCAAGGTCAAGGATGTAACGCTCTGCCATCGCCAGACCTTGGATGACGCCGCAGAGCTTCTGGTATTCCTCAAAAGTGCGACACGAACCCCCCGCCAAGTCATCGGCGTAGTTGTTCATGTCGGTGCGTATTTGTTCGCGCAATACGCGTGCGAAGTCTTGGATCATTTAGTGGGCGTTTCCCTTCGTCGTTGTTGGGCCTCTTGCGCTTTGGCCTTTGCGATGTCGATGCCCATGCGGACACCTTCACGTTCTTGTTGCGCGACGAGCATCGCCTTGTCCTTCTCGATGTCAGCCTGCGTTTTCATAGCGCGAAGCTGCAGGTCACCCTTTACCTTCTCCTGCTCAAGCTCTTGCTTGTCGGCCATCGCCGAGGCGTCGAGCATGATCTTCTGCGCCTTAAGTTTGAGTTCCTCTTGGCGGAGCATCAGTTCTTGCTGCTGCATCTGGATCACCGGGTCTTGCGCTTGCTGCTGGGCCTGCATCATCGCGGCCTGCTGCTGGCTCTGAGCCACGACCTGATTCGCCGCCTGCGCCATCATGGTGGACAGCGCGATCTCCACCTGCGGCGGGAGCTTCTCGTCCTCGGGAGGCAGCGGCATGCCCAACTGCGCTTCGATCTGCTTGCGCATCTTGAAGCCGATGTGCTCAGCGATGTGCGCTTGCAAGGCAGCAGCCAACTGCTGCGCCTGTGGGTTCTGACCCAACTGCGCGGCGATCATCGGGTCTTGCATCATCATGTTGTGCACGGCGATGTGAGCGTCGTGGTCTTGGTGCAAGAACGCCTTGACGGGCTTGAGCTTGAGGATGTTCTGGTTCTCGGTGACCGGGTCGATGGGCTTCTGGTCTTCCTCCAGCGGCACGATCTTCTCGGCGTTCTTGATGCCCAGCACCTCCAACATCCCACGGTGAAGCTCAGGCAGGTTGTAAATCTGCGGAGCCATCTGCGCCATCTGGATGGCGGCTTGGAACTGAACGACGCGCTGCGACAGCGTGGCAGCGTTGGGATCGCTGACGGGGATGACGTCAACGAGGTCGTAGTCGCTCTGCTTGGCACGCTTCGATCCGTACTCGGGATCGTAGGTGTAGTCCGGGTCCGTGTAGTCGCGGATCAGGTTCTTCAGGAGCTTGAACTCCTGCTTGAGCGAGAAGTGCGTACGGGCCTGGACGGCGGTGAGAACTTTGAGTTGGCGTTCGAGCAGGGCCAGCGTTGTACCCACGGGCGCCTGCGCCGACATGTCGGCCACCTTCATGTCTGCGGTGGCAGCGAAGCGACGGCCTTCCTCGACGATATTCCCGAGCAACTGATACAGGACGCCGGACGGCTCCTTGTACGGCAGGGGTAGGATGCTGTCGCGGATGTTGCCACTAGCGACGTCCACGTCGCGGAACTCGCCCGGAGCGATGGGGGTGTCGTCGCCCTTGATCCGCAGCCCTCGGCTCTTCAAACCTCCGGGGAGATTAGAAAGAGTACCAGCGTCCACCAGTTGCCTCATCAGCGACGTGGCGCTCTTGGCAAAACCGCCAATCAGGTGGAACAGGCCAAAGCCATACGCCCCGAAGCCGGGGACGTACTGGTAGTGCACGAAGTGCTGGCGCTTGAGTTTGAGTGCGTCGTCTTCCTGCCAGTTCCGGCGGATCGCCAACACATCGTTCGTGCCCTTGATCATGGTCACGACGTACGGCAGCGCGATCTCGGAGTCTTCTCCTTCGCCGTATTTGTCTTGCTTGATGTTCAGGTCTACGTGAATCTCGTAGAGCGTGAAGCGATCATCGTTGAGGTCGCGGAAGCCAGTCTCTTTGTCCTTGGCCTGCTGGATGTCGGTCTTGTTCTTGTCGGGCTCGCCAAGCTCGACGTCCCTATAGAACCCAGCTTCCTGCAGCTTGATGATGTCGTTCTTGGTTTTCCGCATGACGTGCGTCAAGCGGTAGCAGGTGTCCATGTCGGTGGCGCCGTACGGCAGGATGATGTCCTCCGCAGGCACGAACATGCTGACCTGTCGGCCCAGGTTCGGGTCGTAGTACACCTTCTTGAAGGCACTGCCAGTGGCCGGGAGGCTCCACAGCATGCGCTCGTGCTCAGGCCGGAACTCCTTCATGACCTCGGTCAACTCGAAGTTCATGTCGTCCTCGACGCGGACAGCGGCCTCTTTCACCTCGGGTGTGTCCTTGCCGATGATCTTGGTTTTCACCGGGCCCTGTGCGGGGAACGTCTCGGTGATCATCTCGGACTGGAACTTGACCACGGCCTCCGTGATCATCGGGTGGAACACGCCGCATGCGCCGTTCCACGGCTCTGTCCGCTCTTCGATCTGCAAGCCCAACAGCTTCAGGCCATCGACGTATGCCTTCTCCCACTCCTTGCGGGAGCCAACGTCTTGCGTGATGTCGGCAGACAGGTCAGAGCCCAGCCCTTCGATGAAGGATGAGTCAAGCTCCTCAGCCAAGTTGGCATCGAAGCCGCCGCCTTCGGGTTCTTCTGGGGTGAGGCTGATCTCTAGCCCATCGATGCCGATGTTGACTTCGTCTGGGTTAACGATCTCGATCTCCAACTCAGGCTCAGCCTGCGCCATCTCTTCCAGACCCACGGGCGCGCCGTACAGCGCCTTGTCGATGTTCGTTGCCATGTCTGGCCTTTCCTAATCAGTAGTACGCCGCCTTGCGTGGCGCGAAGTAGCGTTGTTCGTCTTGCTCGTCGGATTCGAGGCTGATGAAGCCCCCTTGACGGAAGCGCAGGAGCGCCTGTGTCGTAGTGTCCACGAAGTCGTCGTTCTCGCCTACAGGGAACGCCGCCATCTCCTCGATCACCTCCCGGGCCCAGCGCGTGTCGGGCGCCCAGACTTTCCCAGAAAAGAACAGGTCAGCCACCGCGTTCATCCGCACCACCTTGTCGTTGCCACGCGACGGTGTGTACTCAGCCACGGGGATGCCCATATTCCTCAGTTCGTAGATCAGCGGCGCGCCTGCGGCTTTCTTTTCCACGATGAACGCGTCTGGCTCCCACTCCTTGTAATGCTTGAGCGCGACTTGCTTGAGTTCGGGGAACGCCATCCGGTCTTTGAAGGCATCGAGAAGTATGAGTTGGGGAGAATCCCCTTCCTCTTCGTTGTAGAACACGCCCCAGGTGGTGCAGGCGCTGAAGTCGGAGGTGGTCTTTGTCTCGAACGCCGTGTCCCAGGACTGGATCACGTACTCGCACCGGGGTGGGTCGTCTTTTGGCCACATCCGCCAGTGATGCCGCCCCACGATGGCAGACGAGTCTGCCGTAGGCTGCTGCATGTACTGCGCGTTCCAGAACCTGGGGTCAAGGTTGGCCTTTTTGGACTTGAGTTGGTCCAGTGGCCACTGGTCTGGCCACAGAGATTTCTCTGTGTCGGTGCCTTCGTTCAGGATCGCGGGCAGTTCCACGATCTCCCACTGGTCGGCGTCGGGGTTCTTGGTCTGGTAGTCAATGAGACGGCCAGTGAGGTCGAGCAGCGACCACCGCGTCATGATGACGATGATGGCGCCCCCTGGCATCAAGCGTTGCAGCGGGCCTGTTTGGAACCAGTTCCACGCCGTATCGAAGGCCAGTCTCGAATTTATTTTTACGTCTTGCTCAGAGTGAGGATCGTCAATAACAAACAGATCAGCGCCGCGACCAGCCAGAGCACCACCGACACCAGCAGCGTAATACTGGCCTCCCTTGGAGGTTGACCACTTCCCGGCGGCTTTTTGGTCTTCGGCAACACAGGTTTCGGGGTACAACTCAGCGTATTCGTCGCTGGCGATCAGGTTTCTGATGCGCCGACCAAAGTCTTCGGACAGGCCCGCCGTGTGCGTGCCCATGATGATCTTCTTCTCTGGGAAGCGCCCCAGAAAGTATGCGGGAAAGAGGTAAGAACTGAACTCGGACTTACCCATACGCGGGGCGATGTTGATGATCACCCGCTTTTTCTTGCCCGCAAGCACGTCCTCGAAGATGCGCGCCAGCTTTTTGTGGTGTGGGCCCACCTTGAACCCCGGATAGACGTGCTTGGCGAACTCAATCAGGCTGGTTTTGGCCAGTTGGCGCGACATCCTGCGCTCGCGCTCTTCGAGCGCCTCAAAAAGCTCGACTTTCTCCTGCAAAGACAGCGTCGGCAGCGCCGCCTGGAGCGCCGCAAGCTCGCGCGGGGTCAGGCTAGTTAGATTCTGCAGGTTCATCCGGGGTTTCCGGGGCTTGAGCAGGCGTGTTTTCGATGTCTTCCACCGGTTCTGCCACATCAATCACGTCCGTGACCTGCATGAAGCGGTTGATCTTGTCCTTTATCTTGGCTTCGATCTCGGCATCGGACAGGGTGTTGTTTTTAACTTCGACCCTTTCTGTAAACAACGCCACTTCAGTGACCCGCCCGAGCATGTCGAGCGCCTTCAGCCGGATTTTTGCGTCGGGGTGCTTGGTTTCCTCAAGGATTTGGCTCACGGCGTAGCCGCGAAGCTCCTTGGCCTGCTCCACAAACTCCCAGTCATAGGCGGTCAGCATCCCCGTCAGGTGCCGGACGGCAGGCGGGGTCTTCAACTGCATCAGCGCCTTGCGCTGTTCCTCGGGTGTTTGGGTGGTCAGCGCGGAAAACGCTTGCTGCGCCGTTGAGGCGGCTGCTGATTTCAGGGCGTCGTCCGTGGAGGGGGCGCCCATTTTCTCCAACCAGTCAGCAGTATTTAGCTGAGCGGCGACGATGTCGTCTGGCGTGGCCTGAGTTAAAGGAACCACGCTCTGCGGCGTAGCCGGTGGAGGGGTGAAATCCAGCAAGTGTTCAAGCATTTCCAAGCGGGGCTTGTGACCGAATAGCGCGGAGTGTATATTCGCACCCGGCATGTACGCAAGTTGGTTCATGCTTTCTCCTCTCTGTTGCAGGTTGCAACTTCCGCCCCGGCTGAAAAGCGCGGGGCTTTTTTTCGCCCGTGTGTGTCAAAGGTTGGACTGTATTTGTGGGAAATTTTTTGGGGTATAGGGGGGTATTTATTTTGAAAATATATGGGGGTGGGGGGTTATTTGCGGGTTTGAGATGGAGTTTCTGGAAAATGCGGAGTGCGGTTGGGGATTAGTGTTCATGTGACGATGTCGTCGCCGCCTCAATATCGGGGGGTGGGGGGTAGGTGGGGGTCGAAATACCCCGAAATCGAGTATCCGGCCCGACCCCGCTTAGGGGGGTTGACCCCTTATATGAAGGGGCTCGATTCACAGGGATCGAGCTAGACCTTCGCAAACCCATTGCGACATTTGTCGCAATCACCCAGGAGAGAAACCATGAGCACAAAGACAATCACCACGATCATCACCGAAGCACTCGACTCGGTGCATGCCTACGATGCGGCCATCAGTCAGGCCAGGGAACTGCTCAAGGGCAAGGATCGGGACACCATCAAGGTCACGCTGCTGCCCATCGTGGCCGCGTACCCCAAGTACGCTGTGCCCATCGTGGACGGCGAAGGCAAGGCCAAAGGCAAGAAGGTGATGGACGGCAAGCATGCCAAGTACAAGACGGCAAGCAAGGCCCTGGAGCGACTCATCGACGACATCATGGGCAAGACGAGCAACAAGGCCGAGCAGTACGAAATCCCCGAGGAGCTTCTCGCTGCTGCGGTGACCCTGGTCAAGCGCGCCCGTGGCTACGACGAAAAGGTCATGCGCACCCTGGCCGCTCAAGCCCTGGCCCATGCTTGGACGCTGTGATTGCGACAAGTGTCGCAATCGAATTTTCCTGGCGCAACCCCGAACGCGAGGGGGGTTGCGTTATTCCGACCCTTTCCTCGCCGCTTTTGACACTGGAGGATTCCATGCAAACCATTCCCCTTCGCCGCGTCAAGCCCGGAGACTTCATCAAGCGCAAGCCTGAAGCCAAAACCGTCTACCGCAGGGGCGACTATGACCGGGCCACCAAGACCTACACCCTGGTGGACACCGACGACATCAGCCGCGCCATCTATCTCAAAGCCACCACGCTCGTGGTGGTCGGCTTCACCTACTGAGGAGTGAACCATGCTTGAACTCAAGCAAACCATAGGCAAGGCCGCGCTGTACCGGCGCGAAACCTACAACCACCGAACCACGCCGCTCATCGAGTGGATCGTCAAGGTGGGCGACCGCACCGTACGCGAGTGCTCCACCCGCAAGGAAGCACTGACTTGGCTCAACATCTACAAGGACTAGACCATGCCCCACACCAACCGCCACCAACAGCGTGCCCTGCGCGGCATGCACCCAAACCCCAAGGCCAAGGAGGAACTCAACAGGATCAGGGAACGCCTAATCCGCGAGATCGAGGAGCGCGAAGGCAAGGAGGAGATCAAGTACTGGGAGCGCAGGACTTGGCTGCGCACCCCTTGATTGCGACATTTGTCGCAATCGCCGCCTTTGTCGCCCGACCCTGGGATCGGGCGACATTTTGTAAGGTTCCTGGTACTTGGCCGGGGTGCGAGCAACCGTGGACGCACAAGTGGGTAGCGTAAGTCCTTGATTTGCAAAAACATACACACTACTACTACCACCTAACCTTTATTTATATATATGTAGTGGTAGGTAAATATTTATGTGTATGTGTGTGACTTCCTTCTGTCCTTCCTTTCCTCCTTTCCCTTTGCTACACTTTCTGCGCCGAGGGTAGGGTGGTAGTCAACCCCCTTTTCCCTATGCAAATCAACAACTTGCTCTACCCACTTTTGCGTCCACGGTTGCTCGTACCCGGGCCATTTCCTGTGAAACTACCACCAAACAAGGGTAAACCATGACCTCTGAGATCGACCTTTCCCCCGTCTTCAAGCGGTGTTTGTACTGCGGCAACGAGTACCCGATCCGCTTCTTCCGACGTTGGCACATGATGAAGTTCCGCGTGATGCCCACCTGCAGTGGCTGCACACCGGCCAAGACACTCAAGCAGATGACCCCGGCGGAGCGCAAGCGGGCGCTCGAAACATCCCACCGCACCCACTCGGTTGCGTTCATCAATGAGATGAACCAGCGCGAGAAGGATCACAACTACAACAGCAAGCTCGCCGACCTGCAGTACACGAGGCATGCCCGCAAGCGGCGGGCGAACTGGCGCTTGGCCATCCTTGAGCAGGCGTACACCGAGGTGCGGTGGGCCAGGGCTGCGCTTGCTCGGTATGGCAAGGCTGTCGAAGGCAGGCCCGAACGAAAACCCTACATCGAGTTTTTCGAGGAGTACATCAAGGTATTGGAAAGCCTTATTGAATCCGCTGAAGTACGCGCCAATGAAATGGGCGCCCCATTAAAACCAACCGCCGAGGAGAGTAACCCGATTACTTATATCGACCCGTTGATTTTTAGTTATTTGAAGGAGTTGTACAACAAATGCCCGGTAATACCGGGAACACGCGCACCACGCGACCCGTGGATTCTGTATTGGAAGAAGTAAAACGATTGCGACAAATGTCGCAATCACAACCAACGAAGGAGAAAGCCATGACCAAACCTGAAACCAACTACACCTTTTGGATCGAGACAACCACCGGTGAGGAAACCTACTGGGACAGGCTGACCAAGCGCCAAGCCGAGGCGATGTACAACGCCACCCAAAAGAGCGTGCCCGTCAACCTCAAGCGTTGGGGGTGGGGCGCAGTCGAGGAGTTGAAGCTGGGATATCTGCCGCTGACGGGAGAGACAGCATGAAGGTACGAGACTGGGAGTGCGGGTGTGGCCACGCGTGGACTGCCCCGGTAGTGCTCGCCAAGCACACGCCCAACCTGTCGGGTGAGGCCACGCAGTGGTGTCCTCGGTGTGGCCAGCGCCCAGTGATGGGCTCGCCTGTGAGAGAAGTTCAACCAACCGAAGAAGGAGAAAGCAAATGAAGATCAGTGTGACGAGCAAGCTCGACGGCATCAAGTCGTGGTCGCTTGAGGCGTTGGATACGTGTCCTGGTTCGATTGGTTCTGATGGCGCGCTTGTCCCCGCCTGCAGCGGGTGCTACGCCACAACGGGGAGATACCTCACACCTTCGGTCAAACAACCAAGACAACATAATCGCGAAGACTGGCGCCGTCCCGCGTGGACCACGGACATGGTGGCTGCGCTGCAGGGTGAGCGGTTCTTCCGATGGTTCGACAGCGGCGACATGTACGCGCTGCCGCTGGCCAAGAAAATCCTGGCGGTGATGCGCCAGACGCCCGACACCAAGCACTGGCTACCCACCCGGATGGCGAAGTTCCCGAAGTTCGAGGCGGTGTTGAGTGAGATGCGGGCGCTTCCTAACGTGGCCGTTCGTTTCTCTTCCGACTCGGTGTCGGGGGACTTCACCCCTGGCGTGCACGGCAGCACGATAGCGCCGTCGGGGGTAAAGCCCAAACACACCTTCATCTGCGGCGCCTACAACCGCGAAGGCAAGTGCGACGGGTGCCGCGCCTGTTGGGACAAGTCCATCAACGTCATCACCTACCCCGCACACGGCAGGAAGATGGCCAAGGTCATTCAGATTTCCGGGTCACGGTGACCCGGTTTTGTCGGGGCTTCGGCCCCTTGTTTAACTGCAACTAGGAGAAACCAACCATGAACAAGATTCAAGCAGCACAACGCAACGCCACCATCAATGCTCATCAGAGCGCCATGCGGGTCGAGCTTGCTCGCCACCCCGAGGTCAAGAAGATCCTCGCCATGTTCCCCCCTGCCCTGCGCAAGGAGGTGCGCTTCAGCGTCAGTGACTACAGCGACAGCGCCACCTTCATCCTGCGCCTGATCGGCCTGGAGTCCTTCAAGGACAAGCAACTGGTCAAGCTGCTCGCCAAGTTCGCAGGGGATGAGTGGGCGTCGCAGACTTCTGACTATGCCAACAGCGACACGCCCAATCGGGACTTCAGCTTCAACCGCGAGATCCCCTGGACGCCCAAGCCGAGCAAGCACACGCGTTGGATTGAGAAGAACTGCGGCGCGTACCACATCCCCACCACCTTCAAGATCAGCGTCATGCTGTTCACCTACGTGAAGAGCGACTCGCCGACCTGCCGCATAGTGGTCGAGGGCTACGAGGAAGAAGTCGTGCGCAAGGAGATCAAGAAGATCGTCTGCGCCTGATGAGTGGGGGGCTTCGGCCCCCTTGTTTGGGGACACATGTCCCCGTTTGACTAGGAGAAACCAACCATGAACCGTTTCATATTGATCGTTGGCGACGCCGCCACCTACGAGGAGGACGGCGAGCACCACGCCGACTTCCAACGTATTGACTTCATCAAGACCTTCTTCACATTCGAGGAAGCCGAAGCACGTGGTGAATGGGCCATTACGCATGGCCACGACACGTATGCCATCGCGCAGAACTTGTGCAACGTAGTGACCTACAACCCCAAGCAAGGAGAGTAACCATGAAAGTGAAAGACCTGATCGAAGCACTGAAGAACCTGCCGCCTGAGTGTGATGTGTACCTGTGGTGGCAAGGCACACGCCTGCCCGTGACCGAAGTCGATACTGACTTCGTCGAGGAGCAGTTCATTGACCTGATGATTACGGAGGACTGAACCATGAAGCTAGTCAAGCACCCCCAACCCACCTTCCACTTCCTGCTCACATCCGTGTTCCGGTGGCACACGAGCGAAGACCTGCACGAAGCCATGAAGTACATGGACAAGCAGAAGGAAACCTACTGGGTGTGGTACGTGCCGTGTGAGAAGAGCGCGGCGTACGACATCGAGTGGTATCGCCCTCAAGTCGAGGGCAGTTTCGTCCTGGCCCAGGTCGAGTTCGACAAGCGTGGTCGGGTGGTTAAGCACAAGGAAGAGGAGGCAACAGCGTGAAAGACAACCTCGAATACATCCGGCGCAAGCCCAAGACCGACGACGACCACCTGCATGCAGCGCACCTGATGCGCACGGGTGGGAGTTTCGCCAAGCACATCGCCGAGGCGTACATGTGCGCAGACCGCAGCAACAAGGAGCGACTCAAGGCTGCGTTCCCTGACCTGTTCACGCGCTTCTACGACGAGTACTTCCGTAGTACGCACGGCATTTGAGATCGGGGACGCCTGTCCCCATCCGTGGCCACTGCGGTTCAGTGGCACATCAACTAGGAGAAAGCAACATGAATGAAACCAACAACCCTATCCTCAACGCTATCCTGGCTGCACTCAACGAGCACATCGACGCGCGGATCAAGGCGGCACTGGAGGCGCAGCCCAAGCCGGAGACGAACGTCACCGTAGACATGGACGCCCTGCGTGAACTGGTCACCCCACTGGTGGGCAGCATGGTCGAGGCCAAGATCGAGGAAGCCATCAACGCCCACTGCGAGGAGTACGACCATGACCGCTACGACAACATCGCCAACGAGGTGGACGACCTGCCCGACTTCGATGACTTCGTGAGGGGCGATGAGTTGGATAGCAACGTGCGGGACGCAGTGCGCGACCTGTCCTTCGAGGTCAGCGTCAGCTAAGGAGAAAGCAAATGACCAACGGAGTAACCAAAGACTTCATCGACTCACTCACTGCGAACGAGCGCACCGACCTGCTTGCGGGACTCACGAACCTGCATCTGAAGCGCACCGCAAGCGACGCGCTGATGGCGTCGAGCCTGCTCACGCACTACCTCAGGGCGCTAGGCATGAACGAAGAGGCGGAGTACATGGCCAACCTTCAGCACCGCTTGTTCGACCTGACCTGAAATTTTTTTCACCCAACCCTTCCCACAACCGTGGGAAGGGGTTACACTGTCCACTTCTGGACAACCGTAGCCGCTGCGGATCAGCGGCAATCTCAACTAGGAGAAAGCAACATGGCTCATCAAATCATGATCAAAAACAACGTCGCTCAATACGCAAGTACGCAGAGGGAATGGCACGGCCTGGGGCAACTGATGCTGCCCGGTCAGTCCATTGAGAAATGGCAAGAGGAAGCCGGTATGAACTATGAAGTGCAGCGCGGTTATGTTCGCTACGCCACCGAGCGTGGCCAGTCGGCTGACGCCATGAAGGTAGTGAAGGACAAGGTGGTGCTGTTCCGCAGCGACACCAAGGATGCCCTGGGCGTGGTGTCTGATTCCTACAAGGTGGTGCAGCCCCGTGAGGTGCTGGAGTTCTTCCGCGACTGGGCCACGGCAGGTGGCATGACGATTGAAAGTGCGGGGGTCTTGTTTGGTGGCAAGCGGTACTTCGCCACAGCGAAGATGGCAGCGGGGGTTTGTGTTGACGGGTACTCCGACAGGATCGTGCCCTACGCTCTCCTGTCTACCTCCGCCGATGGCTCCCTGGCCACCGAGGCACGGTGGACTACCGTCCGGGTTGTGTGCAACAACACCCTGAGCATGGCACGCGAGGGCAAGGCAGCAGTGCGGGTGACGCACCGTAGTGAGTTCAAGCCTGAAGATGTGCGCGATGTGTTGGAGAACGCCAACGCTGAGTTCCATGCCTTCATGGAGATGAGCCGCCAACTGGCGGGCATCAAGGTCGCACGCCCCTTGGCAGAAGACCTGACTATGCACCTCTTCAAGACCGGCACAACCAAGGACGCCGACAAGGTCAAGGAGTCGCGTGGCTTCATTCGCGTGATGGAGTTGTTCAACGGCGCAGCCAAGGGCGCGATGCTTGAGACAGCGCAGGAAACTGCATGGGGTTGGCTCAACGCGGTCACCGAGTACGCTGACCACCACATCCGCGCTCACTCGGATGAGAACCGCACCGCCTCTGCTCTGTGGGGCCAGGGCGACACGCTCAAGAACCGCGCAGTTGAGTTGGCTCTGGCTGCAGCGTGAAGACCGTCTCTTTCACTATCAACATCTCTTCTTCCGAGGGCTTGCGCCCTCGGTTGCTTCTGTCTAAACTTGGACTTCCCACAACCACAAAGGAGAAAGCAATGACCGAAACCGTAACAACCCCAACCAAGATTAACAAGGCGGAACTCATCCGCACCCTGCTCAAAGACAAAACCAAATCCAAGAGCGACATCGCCGAGGAGGTCGGCTGCAAAGTGCAGTACGTCTTCAGCGTGCAGAACCATGACCGGGTGAGGGCCAGGAAAGCCAGGGCCAAGCGCAAGCTGGAGCGTCAGGCAGAACTGCGCAACGGCGCGCCCAAGCGCAAGTACACCAAGAGCGGAAAGTATGCGAAGCAGGTTCCCGCGCCCACCACGCCGATGGTGGAGCCGGTTGTGAAGACGCAGTACATCGAGATCGAGGTACCGCAGCCGCACTACAACCTGACATGGCGTCAGCGTTTCACTGCGCTGTTTTTCGGGAGGGTCTGAGCATGAAGTTCTACGAGATCGAACTCAGGCGCGAGTCCTACATCACCGTTGTCGTCAGCGGCACCTCTGCGGAAGAAGCAGCGGAAAAGCTCCTCAACAACTTGGAGGAGTACGTCGATGGCGACCCCGATGAAGCCGACTGGGACATCACCGATATCAACGAAGCGGAAAGAACCGAGGAGGACAGAGCAGAATGAAAACACGCGCATTGAAACTGGTACGTGAGTTGTTCGCCGTGGACTATGTGCCGCTGCACACGCAGCGCCACAACCAACGGCAGTGGGTCAAGAGCGTTCGTCAACTGGGTGACCGATGGCTACTCGCAAAACCACTCGACCTGCCCAAGAAGCACTAGACCCACCACCCAAGGTCTGGCCCTTCCCAACGTGGAAGGGCCGACCGTACAAGCAACCAAAACAACAAAAACCCGATCCGGTGGCGGGACTACCACCAGCACTGTTCTAGGAGAAAGCAATGATCAAAGAAGAAACCTGCATCATCAGCCCGCCGAAGTTCGGCGTCACCGACTTCTACATCGAGGGCGCTGCGCCCCTGGTGGTGGAGCGGTTCAGCAAGAAGGCTGAACTCATGGCCAAGATGGCCGAGGGCCAGTCAGCCAAGAACAAGAAGGCCCGCGACGCACGGGACTACGACAAGGAAGCCGAAGAGGCGCGCTATCGCAGCATCGATGGGTGGGAGGGCATGAACGCCGCCGCGTTCCGTGCCGCCATGATCAGCGCCTGCCGACTCGTGGGGTTCAAGATGACGCTGGCCAAGTTGTCTGCGTTCATCGAGGCCGATGGGTTCGACAAGAACGATGGCGTCCCCCTCGTGCGCATCTACGGCGAGAGTCAGGTTTACACGGCGCATACTCGTAACGCTACGGGTGTGGTCGATGTGCGTTCCCGTCCCATGTATCGCAACTGGGCCGCGCGTCTGCGTGTCCGGTACGACATGGATCAGTTCAAGATGGCCGATGTCTTGAACCTTGTCTCCCGGTGTGGGATGCAAGTGGGTATCGGTGCAGGCCGTCCCGACAGCAAGGCTTCTGCCGGATGCGGGTTCGGTCTGTTCAACGTAGTCCCGAGTGATCGGGAGAAGGAAGTGGTCGCCAAGTACGGCATCCAATAAGGCAGGCTAGGCTCGTCTTGGTATCGACAGGCCCGTCCCGGTTAGGCAGGTTCGGCTCGTCCTGGCTAGGCGCGGTGCAGTACGGTTCAGCAAGGCAGGCGGGGCTAGGCGCGAATAGGCGCGTTTCGGCAGCGCGTGGCGAGGCAAGGCAGGTGCGTCAAGGCGGCGCGGGGCTTGGATCGACCCGGACAGGCAAGGCAGGTCTGGCGTGGACAGGCGGGTTCGGGCGAGGCACGGTTGGGTACGGCAAGGCAGGCGGGGCTGGGCTAGTCTAGTTCTGGTAGGGCAGAGCATGTTTCGGCAAGGCAGGCTTGGCAGGGCTCGGAGCGGCAGCGTCGGGCTAGGTATGGCACATCACGGCAGGCAAGGCTAGGCGGGTTCCAGTGCGGTCAGGTAAGGCTAGGCGAGGCAGGTCAGGAAAGGCCCGGCTTGGACGGGCGAGGTGCGGCGAAGCGAGGCAACGCACGGCAGGTAAGGCAAGGAAAGGCATCGCAGGGCCGGGCGCGGTGTGGTACCGCAGGCATTTAACTTTTTAAGGAGAAAGCATGAAAGAGGAACGGAAACTTTTGACTGACATGGCACGGCGCAACGGCGGCGTGCTCAAGGTAGAGGACGTGATCGCTGAGGCAAGCAGTGCCGACAGCATCCTGCACAAACACTTTGAGTGGGACGACACGAAGGCTGCTGAGAACTACCGCAGGGAGCAGGCACGCTCGCTGATTCAGCGGTGCAAGATCACGCTGGTGGAGGGCGAGCCCGTATCCGTGCGGGCGTTCGTCAGTCTGCCGACTGATCGAGAGAGTGGCGGAGGCTACCGCCTCACGTCGGAGGTCATAAGCAACGAATCCCAGAAGGAGGAACTGCTGCGCGACATCCAGTTGACCATCGCCCGCTGGTCGCAGAAGCTGCACCTGCTCGATCAGGACATCGCTGAACTGCTCGAAGAGGTGGATAACCGAATCAATAGTAAACAGGCAGACGCTACGCGGGTAGCGGCCTGAACCCATAGGAGCAAACCATGCAGAGACTCAACGAAGATGACGGACTCGACGAACTGGGCTGGCTCGCCGCCATGCTGGGCGCCCTTGGCTTCCTGTTCTTCGCCCTGGTGTACTTCCTGCACTGGGCGGGGTGGCTTACATGAAATGGCTTGGTGAATTCATCGTCCTGTACTGGCTGATCACCGTCTTGGTCGTGGTGTTCCTCGCCCCGTTCGTGACGCTGATGATGTTGATCAGTTATTTGTGGGGGTTGGTATGAGTGAAGCGTTGAGATTGGCTGAATTGATTGACAACGACCTGAAGAAATCCGCGCATCACGAAGAAGCCGCTGCTGAACTGCGCCGCCTTCATGCGGAGAACAAACGCCTGGAGACGCTCTGCTACGACTACCTTGGTGAACTGACAGCCATGCGTGCAGTGGAGCACATGCGAAAGCAGACCTTCATGGCTGAGTACAAGTTCCGCACTTACGGCTACTACCAAGACGCCGACGGCAAGATGCAGGTGGGCGAGATACCGGAAGAGATGTTGACCGTGAGCGTAGAGGAGTTGATTGAGAAGGCTGTACTGGCCGAACGTGAGGCGTGTGCGGAGTTGATTGAAGACATGGCTGTGCAGCACCCGAAGTACATCGCCGCCGCCATCAGAGCAAGGGGGCGGGAATGAGCGGCGACCACAACGCAAACCAGAAAGGGGCCAAGGTACTGGCGCAGATCGATGCGGAGCCAAAGCCAAAACAAAAAGTGTCTGAGAGATCAGCGCGGGTGACCATCGGCATGATGAGAACCCTCGCACGCGCCATCCCCATCAGCCCGTTCCATTTACACGCCGCAGATCAGATGGAGCGGATGCTTGACGAACTGATTCGATTAAGGAAAAAAACTTGAACCCACCAAGCCCCAAAGGCAAGCGCCAGATCAAGATCAACGCGATCATGCAGGCGCAGTTGATCAAGCTCCTCCTCGAAGGCACCTACACGTGTACCGAACTGGCTGAGATGACGGGCCTTCACTACGTGACCGTGTGCCAATACACCAGGGAGTTGCATCGCGCGGGTGCCGCCCATATTGCTGCCTGGGAGAAAGACCCACGTGGCCGTGATCTGGCGAAAATCTACAAACTTGGTGTGGGCAACGACAAGCGGCGTCAGAAGAAGACGCAGGCCGAGCGGCAGCGTGCCTACCGCACCAAGAAGAAGCAGATCAAACTCATGGAGATGTTGACATCATGCAGTGCCCCGAGTGTGGAGCGAGAGCCCACGCCCTTGAAGTTAGAGCCACAACTGGTGGCCTGAAGAGAAGGAGATATGAATGCTCACAGTGCAAACAAAGGTTCACGACAGTGGGGACGCCGAAAGACCTGCGGCTGGACCTGCACAACAACCCCCACCGCCACGAGCAAACGATACGCAAGTCGCGGGCAACCACTACAAGCAGTTCCAAATCGAACCCTGGGACGCCATCATTGACTGGAATCTTGGCTACTTGGATGGCAACGCCGTCAAGTACCTCAGTCGATGGCGACACAAGAACGGAATAGAAGACCTCAAGAAGGCGCGCCACTACATCGACAAGCTGCTTGAGGTAGAGCAGGCAAAGAAATCATAGGCGGCGCGTTGGTTTGGTAACGGTGGCAAGCCTTGCAGATGCGACCCACTTTTACCGCTTGCACAGTGCCGCCTGAAAGTACTTGCTGCGCAAGCATCCGTTTACCTAGACCGAGGGGGCTAGGAATCTGCATCACCCCCTCACCCACAACCAAAGGAGAAAGCAATGGGCTTATTTGGCGGGGTCACCTACGACCCAGAGAAAGACAAGGATAGGCTGCTCACGCAGCTAGGCCGTGTTCGAGATGTGATGTTCGATGGCCAGTGGCACACGCTGGCCGAGTTGGTGGTTCGATGTGGCGGCTCCGATGCCTCGGTCAGCGCCCGCATACGCGACCTTCGCAAGAAGAAGTTCGGTGAATACACCGTCCACAGGAAGCGCATACGCGATGGCTTGTGGGTCTACAAACTGGAGTTGCCCGATGGCTACAACCCCCGAAGTCAAGGTCAAGAAGCAGTGCGTGACACTGCTCAATGCCCATAAGGTTTACTACTTCTTCCCCGTGGCCTCGGGCTACGGTAGGGTGGGCATCCCCGACATCATCGCCTGCTGCGATGGCCACTTCCTGGCCATCGAGTGCAAGGCAGGCAAGAACAAACCAACCGCCCTGCAGGAAGCCGAGATGCTCAAGATACGCACGGCAGGCGGCACGACCCTCGTGATCAACGAGGACAACATCAACGAACTACAGGGGTGGTTAGATGCTAGGAGTCAACTACATGAACAATGAAGATTACGGGCGCTACATGGAGGCGGAGGTCGCCAACATGGAGCCGGAGAAGAAGGAGGCGCTGATCCACGCCATCAAGACGCTGTTCCGCGCCTTCTCGGAAGACAACACGCAAGGCGTGCTCATACTGCTTGAGAAGGGCGAGTGCATGACGACGATGGGGCTGAACGCCTCATACGACGAGTCGGTGCGCATAGTCAACACGGCGCTCAACGTCTTCATCGAGGACGCGATCACGACTGAGACAGAAACAAAACACTAAGGAGAAGCATGAGCCTACCTTTCACGCGAGTGATCGCGCTTGACTTTGAGACTGCCTGGGACAGGAAGGAATACACCCTGTCCAAGATGACCACCGAGGAGTACGTCCGCGACCCGCGCTTCAAGGCTTGGGGGTTGTGCTGGAAAGAGGTGGGGGAAGAAGGTGCTGCCGTCTGGGTGCGCGGCAAGGACATCCAGGCGTGGGCCGATGGAATAAATTGGAACGAGACGGCAGTCCTGGCACACAACGCCCAGTTCGACGTGACGATCCTGTCCTGGCGCTTCGGGGTTCAACCCGCCTTCATCTTCGACACGCTCAGCATGGCCCGCGCGCTGCGCGGCATCGAGGTGGGTAATAGTCTGGCTACGCTTGCTGCCGAGTTTGAACTCCCACCCAAGGGTCAGGCGGTGCACAGCACGGACGGGATGTTGGAGTCCATCTCCTTCGAGGTGGAGCAGGAACTGGCTGACTACTGCAAGCACGACGTGGCGTTGTGCGAAGCGATCTTTGATCGCTTGATGCCCGGGTTCCCGCCCAAGGAACTGCGCCTCATCGACATCACGCTCAAGATGTACACGAGGCCGCTGCTGGAACTCGACCGGGGGATGCTGAAAGCGGCCATCGTAGAAGAAAGGGAAGCCCGTGAAGGACTGCTACAGAGGCTCGGCGTGGATGAGGCTGCGCTTGCTTCAAACGACCAGTTTGCTGCGCTCCTCGAACAAATCGGAGTTCCTCCGCCGATCAAAACCAGCAAGACCACGGGGCTTGAAACGTACGCGCTTGCGAAAAATGACGCCCTCTTTCAGGCGCTGCTCAACAGCGACAACGAAGACGTGATGCTGCTGTGCCAAGCAAGGCTGAAGGTCAAGTCCACCAGTGAGCGCACGCGTGCACAACGCTTCCTCGACATCGCGCACCGTGGCCGGTTGCCGGTCCCGCTGAGTTACTTCGGCGCAGGCACCGGGCGGTGGACGGCGAGCAAGGGGTCGGCCATCAACATGCAGAACCTCAAGCGTGGCAGCTTCCTGCGCAACGCCATCATGGCCCCGCAGGGTAGTCTTTTAGTTGCAGGGGACTTGGCGCAGATCGAGCCACGTGTGCTCGGCGTGCTGTCGGACAACGACGCGCTGTTGGATATTTTTAGATCAGGGAGTGATGCCTACGCCCAGTTCGGCGCACAGATGTTCGGCATCCCGGGCCTGACCAAGGACACGCACCCCGTGGAGCGGCAAGCAGCCAAGAGCGCGCTGATCGGGGCGGGCTATCAGTTGGGCTGGGCGTCGTTCGCCGCGCAGCTTCTGGTGGGGTTCCTGGGCGCCAAGCCGCTGCGCTACACCAAGGAGGACGCCAAGGTTCTGGGCGTCACGGGCGAGGATGTCAGGCGCTTCCTAGAGTGGGACGAGAACCTCAAGAAGCTGGAGGCCATCCCGCACACCTGCTCTACCCTGGAGTTGGCCATCCACTGCCTAGCGGCCAAGGCCATTATCGACAAGTACCGCGCCGCCTCGCAGCCCGTGGTGGAGTTCTGGAACCTGTGCCAGGAACTGATCGAGTACAGCCTGTACCGGGGCAAGGAATACAAGCACAAGTGCATCACGTTCCGCAAGGAACAAATCGTCTTGCCAAGTGGCATGGCGATGCGGTATCCTGATCTCCGCCAGGACAAGGACGAGGGTGGTCGATCCCAGTGGTCGTACGCTGACGGCAAGAAGCGCATCAAGCTGTACGCCGGGAAGATCACCAACAACATTGTTCAAGGCACGGCGCGCTGCGTCATGACAGACGGGATGCTAAGGGTTGCGAAGAAGTACCCTTTGGTAGGCACGGTGCATGACGAATTGATCGCCGTGATACCGGAAGGAGACGAAGATTACGCTAAGACTTGGGTCTTGGCGCAGATGACTATGGAGCCGCCATATTTACCGGGCATCCCGCTTGATGCGGGGGTCGGTGTTCACAAGCGGTATGGAATGACCAAAGACTAAACAAAGGAGAAAGCATGCCAAACATCCCCGTCCGCATCCGCGTAGGTAAGCAAATGTATTCCGTTGACGTAGTCGAGTCCATGCGCCGCAAGGCGACGATGGGCCGCACCTACTACGACCTGGGTCGCATCGAGATCGGCGCCAGCAGCAACCTCACAGGGCGCAAGTTCACGGACGCTGAGATCGACGACACCTTCTGGCACGAGGTCACACACGCCATCCTCTACGACATGGGTCACCGCCTGCACGACAACGAGCACTTCGTCACCGAGTTCTCAGGGCGCCTTGCCAAGGCCATCAAGTCAGCCAAATTCAAATGAGCGAAACAAACATCACGTGGAGCCACAGCGGCCTGAAGGACTTCGAGGGTTGCGCTCGGCGCTACCACGAGGTCAAGGTTCTCAAGAACTACCCGTTCCAAGAGACGACGCACACCATCTACGGCAAGGATGTGCACAAGGCCATCGAGGACTACGGCAAGGACGGCACGCCCATTCCCGAGAAGTACGCGCAGTTCAAGCCGGTGGTGGACGCGGTGTTGAACAAGCCGGGGAGGAAGTTGTTCGAGCACGAGATGGGTGTCACGCGTGACCTGCAGCCTTGCGGCTTCAACGATCCCAACCGTTGGGTACGCGGCATCGCCGACCTGCTGATCATTGACGACGACAACCTGTCGGCCAAGGTGGTTGACTGGAAGACGGGCAACAACAAGTACCCCGACCGGGATCAACTGATCCTCATGTCCCTCATGGTGTTCACGCACTTCCCCCACATCAGGCAAGTGAAGTCGGCGCTTTTCTTCCTGGTCAAGGAGTCGATGACCACCCACGCCATGCTGCGCGGTGAGGCCGAGGAAGCATGGTGGCGCTACCGTGAGCGTGTGGCCAAGCTCGAAGCAGCGCACGCCACGGACGTGTGGAACCCATCACAGTCCCCTCTGTGCGGATGGTGCCCCGTGGCCACCTGCACGTTCAACCCCAAGCACTAGGAGCCAAGCATGGCCACGCGTGACTACAAGAAGGAATACGCCGAGTACCACGGCAAGCCCGAACAGATCGCCAACCGAGCCGAGCGCGTCAAGGCGCGGCGCGTGATGGAGAAGACGGGTGCAGCCAAGAAGGGTGACGGCAAGGACGTAGATCACATCAGACCGCTCAGCAAGGGCGGCACCTCCGCGAAGACCAACCTGCGCATGCGCAGCGTCAAGGCCAATCGCGGGGACAAGTAACAACAGGAGAAAGCATGGAAGTCGTTGAGAACCGGTTGCTCGTCTTCAAGACGCGCAACCCGGATAAGTATTCCCTCATCCCCAAGAGCAAGGCGCTGCCCCGTGAAGGTGGCGGCTACGACGTAGCCGTGTACTGGGGCCTGGATGAAGCGCGTGTGCTGCGCAACCTGGGGGTGAAGAACGTACCGTCTCCCATCTACGGGCGCTACGAGTGGCCCGGGCGCTACACGCCGATGTCCCACCAGAAGGAGACTGCCTCCTTCCTCACGCTGCACCGCCGTGCGTTCGTCTTCAACGATCCCGGTACGGGCAAGACGCTGTCTGCCCTGTGGGCGGCTGACTACCTGATGAAGCGTGGCGACGTTAGGAGGGTTTTGATTTTGTGTCCGCTGTCGATCATGCACAGCGCCTGGATGCAGGACTTGGGTAACAGCGTCATCCACCGCAGCGCGGTGGTGGCGCACCATGCCCAGGCCGCACGGCGGATTGAACTGATCCAAGAGAACTACGAGTTCGTCATCATCAACTACGAGGGCCTGAGCCTGATTGCGAACGAAGTTCGCGCTGATGGGCGTTTTGATTTAGTTATTGTTGATGAGGCCAACGCCTACAAAAACCCGCAGACCAAGCGGTGGAAGGCGCTGAACTCCATCATCAAGCCCGACACCTACCTGTGGATGATGACCGGCACGCCTGCTTCGCAGAGTCCTGTGGACGCCTACGGTCTGGCCAAGCTGGTCAACCCCAACGGGGTGCCCAAGTTCTACACCGCTTGGCGCGATGCCGTGATGAACAAGATCACGATGTTCAAGTGGGCGCCCAAGCTCGACGCTGCCGACAAGGTGTTCGAGGCGCTGCAGCCTGCCATCCGCTACAGCAAGGCGCAGTGCCTTGACCTGCCGCCCGTGGTGACGATGACCCGCGAGGTGCCGCTCACGCCGCAGCAGGCCAAGTACTACAACCTGCTCAAGACCCAGATGCTGGTCATGGCCGCAGGCGAGACGATCACGGCAGTCAACGCTGCCGCTGCGTTAAATAAACTCCTGCAAATCTCAGCAGGCGTGGCCTACACCGACAACAAGGAGGTGGTTGAGTTCGACGCTACCCCGCGCCTGAACGTCCTGATGGAAGCACTCGAACAAACGGACAGGAAGGTGATCATCTTCGCCCTGTTCCGCTCCGCCATCGACGCCATCAGCGAGTACCTCAACAAAAACGGGATCGCCAACGAACAGATTCACGGCGGCGTGACAGCCACCAAGCGCGGCGACATCATCAAGCGTTTCCAGACGCAGCCCAACCCGAGGGTGCTCGTCATGCAACCTGCGGCTACAGCGCACGGCATCACGCTGACCGCTGCCGACACGGTTATTTTTTACGGGCCGCTCATGAGCGTGGAGCAGTACACCCAGTGCATCGCACGGGCTGACCGCAAGGGACAGAACGCCGACAAGGTGACCGTCATCCACATCGAGGGCTCGCCCGTGGAGAAGAAGATGTTCAAGGCGCTCACCGCCAAGGTGGACGACAACGCACTGCTCGTTGACCTGTTCAACAGCGAAATTCAAGAAAGGGGGTTGTAATCGACTCTGGACACTGTATACTCTTAGACACAAAGATAAGGAGAAAGCAATGACCGAAGAAACCATCCCGATGGACAAGCTCGTGCGCATGTACACCAAGATGCGCACGGCTATCCAAGACCTCGACAAGCAGATCGAGAACATCAAGGAGCAGCAGCAAGAGGTGAAGAACGCCATGAAGGATCAGATGATGGCGCTCGGTACCAAGTCTGTTCGCACCGACTTCGGCACGATCACGCTCAAGGAGAAGACCCGGTACTACACCCAGGACTGGGACAGCTTCAAGAAGTTTGTGATCGAGCACGACGCTGTCGATCTGCTTGAGAAGCGCATCGCGCAAACCAACATGCAGACGTTCTTGGAAGAGAACCCCAGCCTGCATCCCCCTGGACTCAGCAACACTGCCGAGTTCGATATCGCTGTTACCAAGCCTCGTTAAGGAGAAAGCACTATGAGCAACATCGCTCTTTTTTCTGGTTCAAATGTTCCCGCCTTCGCCAAGAAAGGCGAACTGTCCGACCTCGCCAAGTCCCTCGCAGGTGGCGTTGGTGGTGGCGGCGGCAAGCGGGTGTCGATCAAAGGCGGCGTCTTCCGTCTACTCGTAGGTGGCAAGGAGGTCGCTGCAATTGATGAACGCTATCTGGACGTGGTTGTCGTCAACGCTGCCCCCAAGATCGGTCGTACCTTCTACGCCAAGGCGTACGACGGTGAGACGCTCTCTGGCCCGGACTGCTGGTCTGCGGATGGCGAGACGCCTAGCCCCGAGTCTGCGAACAAGCAGTCGGATCGCTGCGCGACCTGCCCCCAGAACGTCAAGGGCTCCGGTATGGGCGAGTCTCGTGCCTGCCGGTTTAGTCAGCGCCTCGCTGTTGTTCTTGCTAATGATATTGACGGCGATGTGATGCAGCTTCAACTGCCCGCCACGTCGATCTTCGGCAAGGAGGAAGGCGACAAGCGCCCGCTGCAAGCCTACGCTCGCTACCTCGCCGCCCAAGGCGTGAGCCCCGAGACGTTGGTCACCCGCATGCAGTTCGACACCAAGGCCGAGGCGCCCAAGCTCTTCTTCAAGCCGATGCGTTGGCTGACCGAGGAGGAGTACGAAAGCTCCGTGCGCCAGGGCCAGACCGAAGACGCCAAGCGCGCCGTTACCATGACGGTAGCAAAGACGGACAAGGTCGCGGCTCCCCTGGCCCTGGAGGGCACCAAGCCCAAGGCCAAGGCTGCACCCAAGGCTGAAGAGCCTGCAGCCGAGGAGGAAGAGAACGCCCCGCCGACCAAGCGCAAGAGCAAGTCGGAAGAACCCGCAACCGCAGGCAAGCCAAATCTGGCTAAGCTCGCGGCTCAGTGGGACGATGAGTAATCAACCGGGGGCTTCGGCCCCCTTCCACCATGTCCTATTCAGTCAAGACTGTTAAGGCCGTAAAGGCATCACCCAAAACGCTCGGGAGTCAACTCGGGCGTTGGGCCGTACATTTGGACTTCTCGGTCATCCGCATCGCCCAGGTTACGGGCGCATCGCGTCAGACTGTATACAACTGGATCACTGGCAAGAACACCGTGCTCGCGCCTTATCGGCCTGCCGTTGAGCAACTGCTGGAGATTCTGATGAAGTCCAACGATAACGAACAAGCATGGAGCAAAGCATGTCAGGAATTCAGTATCAAAGCCTGAGCGACGACGAGTTCGCTCGGCAGATTCAATCCATCATCGACAAGGCGGGCGTGTTGCCGTCTGAAGCCATTGTGGAACTGGCCTACCGTGTGGACAACGGCGGGCGAGACAAAGAGCACGAACGGGCGCGTACCAACCCCAACCAACTGCCGCTGCCCTTCAACGAATAACTCGGGACATTCATGGAACCGCTAGATTTCTTAGCGGCGGTTTTGCCGTCTCCGGGTCACGGGTATTACTGTGCGGCAGAACTCTCCTCACCCAAGAAACAGCACGTCTTCACCGAAGACTTGGCTGAGATACCCACACACGCACGAAGCTGGCTTGAGGGGCAGCAGGATGTGTATTTCGCGCTTGCTACGTTTGCGGATCGGGGTAAGCGCACCGCCGACAACGCCGAGTACATCAAGTCCCTGTTCATCGACATGGACGGGTACGAGAGCCGCGAAGCGGCACAAAAGGCGCTAGATAATTTTCTTGCTGACACAGGGCTGGACGCCTATGGCAACCCGTGGATCGTCGCCTCTGGCGGCGGGCTGCACTGCTACTGGCCGTTCGACAAGCCCCTGACTGTGGCCCAGTGGAAGCCCATCGCGGAGGCGTTCAAGCGCCTGTGCAAGCAGCGCGAACTGGCCATCGACAACACGGTCACGGCGGACGCCGCCCGGGTGCTGCGCATCCCTGGCACCAAGAACTTCAAGAAGAAATACGGCGAGCCCAGGCCGGTGGAAGTCCTGTCGCAAGGCGCGGCTGTCCTCGATGCTGACGAGTTCTTCGCCAAGCTCAGCAGCCTGTTGGGCACAGCCGTGCCTACCCCCGCACCCCTGCTTGAGCTTCCCGGCAAGCGCCCGATCAACGCCACCAAGACGGGCGTGCAGATGCTGGCCAACAGCGTCGTGCGTTTCGGCACGATCATGAAGCGCACCAGTAGCGGGGACGGCTGCGCGCAGTTGGCCCACTACGTGGAGAACGCCGAGGACGACGGCATGGAGCCGCTGTGGCGCGGGCTGCTAAGTCAGGCCAAGTACTGCGCGGACGGGGACAAGGCGGCGATCATGCTCAGCCAACTGCACCCGTACGACGAAGACCGGATGCACGCCAAGCTGCGGGATATTAAAGGCCCCTATCCCTGCATCAAGTTCGATAGCGAGAACCCAGGCGTTTGCCAGAACTGCAAGCACTTCGGCAAGATCACCAACCCCCTGGCCCTGGGCCGGGAGGTCATGGCCGACACGTCGGAGAAGGAACTGGAGATCACCCCGGCTGACCCGGACGATCCCGATGCGCCCACCATCAAGGTGGTACGACCTACGCCCCCCAGGGGATACGCCTACGGGGTCAACGGCGGCGTGTACGTGGAGAAGATGGTCGAGGACGCGGACGGGAACAAGCGCAAGCAGCAGGTCATGATCCTGCCCTACGACATGTTCGTGGTGGACATCCTGAACAAGGAGAACGAGCACACCGTCCACATGATCGCGCACCGCCCAGGCAAGCCTGCGGATGTCCTGTTCCCACAGAAAGCGTCGGTCAGCAAGGACGAGTTGATCAAGGCCCTGGCTGCGCAGAACATCATGGCCTCGTACGGGTCAGGCAACGACAAGAACCTGTTCGAGTACGTCCGGGCCTGCGTCGAGGAGGCCAGCGTCAACAAGAAGACCGTCAAGATTCCCGGCCAGTACGGATGGCAAGAGGACGGCACCTTCGTCTACAGCGGCAAGATTTACCTGCCAGACGGCACCACCCGCACGGTGCCCATGCCCGACCTGCAGAACATCACCCGCATCACGCGCTCGGCGGGTAACCTGGAGAAATGGCGGCGCTTCCCTCAGATGCTGATCAAGCGGGAGTTGTACGACCTGTTGGCGATCTCGTGCATCTCCTTCGGCGCACCGCTCATGCGCTTTACCCAGATGCCCTGCCTGACGTTCCATGCAGGCTCAACCCAGTCGGGTACGGGTAAATCCTTGGCGCTGTCGCTGCTCAATTCGGTGTGGGGTCACCCGGTGCGATATCGCACAGGCAAAAGCACCTCCCCCGTTACGATGCAGCAGCGGATTGGCAATCTTAACTCACTCCCCTTCACATCGGACGAAATCACGCACAAGTCGCGTCACGACATGGAGTGGTTCCCGGGCATGGTGTTCGACCTGTCCGAGGGCCAGGGCAAGGAGAAGTCAGAGGTTCACCACAACCGCGAGCGCATCAACCTCGTGTCGTGGGCAACCCTGGCGCTCTTCACGTCCAACACCCACATGCAGGACTACATGGCCGGTGTGCGAGCGCACACTTCTCAAGGCGAGTTGCTGCGGATGCTGGAGTGGACGCCCGAGGAGAAGCTGAACTGGACGCCCGAGGAAGAGCAGACCATCCGCGTCCTGCAGGAGAACTACGGTGTGGCTGGTGAAGCCTACGTGCGTTGGCTTGTGCAGAACCAAGAGACGGCTGAGCGCGTGACCCGGGAAACCATCGCCATGATCAAGCGCGATTGGCAGATGACTGGTGATGAGCGTTTCTGGGCTGGTGGCTGCGGCGCAATGATTGCCAGCGCCATCCTCGTCTCGTCCAAGTACGCAGGCATCATCGACCTGCCTGTCGCGGAGATCATCAAGAGTCTCAAGCGCATGGTAGACAAGGCCCGCCGCGTGGTGCGCAACGGCGTGCGCACGGCAGAGGATGTGCTCAACGCTTTCACCCGTGACAGCTACGGCCAGTTCGTCGTGATCAAGAAGAGCGACGGCAAGGTGTTGGCTGCACTGGGCAGCGGGGAGATCATCGACCAGACGATAACGCGCAACAAGGTCTTGGGGCGCGTGGAGCACGAGATCGAGGTAGCCGGGTACGTGGACTACTTCATCGAGGAGCAGGTCATCCGCTCACACTGCGTGGCGATGTCGTTCGGTTACGAGGACTTCAAGAAGCAACTAGAGCAGATCGATGGCTACACTGTGTCGTACATGCGCAAGGACATGATGGCCCGCACCAGGGGGCCACAGATGCGCATCCGAGCCATGTGCATCAGGCGCAGGGTTGAGCGTGAAGCTGCCGTGGACGACGCTTGAGAAGGGGCAGGGGTTCTTCATCCCTGCCCTAGACCTCGACGCCACGCGTGAGGCGGGGCTAGTGGACGCTGTCAGGCAGCGGGTGGTGGACGCGCACGCTATGTACGCTATCCACCAGGGCATGCAGGGTGTGCTGTTTTACCGGCACACCAAGCACGTCACATCTCCCTCAACTTCGCGGCGTCCGAAGCATCCCGCACCATAGACGACAGCTTGATCTTCACCTGCTGAATCCGATCCAACAGCGCGCGCTTCTCGTCTGGCGTCTTGCTTGATGCCCGGATGGCGCCTTCGACCTTGGTCAACTCGCCCATCTCCTGCCGGTAGTAGCCCGCCAGTTCAGCCCGGGCGTACTCGTTGGCACGGGCGTCGAGCAGCGCACGGGCCTCAGCCTTGTCGCCCCGGTTGACCAACTCGTTGAACGACGACTGAACCTTGCGGGAGTCGTCCAGGGCGTCGTAGGTGCTGTTGATGACCCACCGGGCATCGTTGGGCTGGAAGGCGCTGCCAACCACCGGCATGTCGGACAGGCGCTTGGTGGCCTTCTCCGGCGTGTCCTTTGTGGGGATCGGCAGGCTTGCCGCCTGCAGCAGCGCCATACCCATCGTGCTGAAGTAGCCGCTGATGAGCGCCTCCAGTTTGATGGGGCTGACGCCCGCCGCACCACCGAAGAGCTTGGCCAGTTCGGTCGTCTTCTCGCGGTACTGATACTCCGGCAGCAGTGCCTGCTCCTTGGCCGACAGCAGCGGGCGCTCGGTAAACATCGAGTAGTTGGTCATCACCTCGATGGCAGGCTTCATGGCTTGCGGGATGAAGTAAGCAGAGCCGCCAGGGATGGTGTTGCGCAAAATGCCGAGCAACGCTTCCTTGGCTTCCTCACCCCCGCGCTCGTTGACGATGCTGTTGTAGATCGCCTCGGGCAACGCCTTGAAGATGTAGCCGATTTCAAACGGGATAGGAATGCGCAGAGGCTCCGACACGCCAGGAAGGCGGATGAACCAGTTGCCGTACTTCTCAGCAGGCAGCGCGTTCTTGTACGCCTCGTCGTCCTGCATCGCGTGGGCGTAGGCCAGGGTAGCCGCCATCAGCATGGCGCCGCGCGTGATGAGCTTGGCCTTGATCCGAGCACGCTCGCCTGCCGTAATCTGGCCAAACATTGCCCGGTACAGCACGTTCAGACCTTGCACCTGCGCGTTGAAGAACGGGTACAAGGAGTTCGCCATGTGGGCACTGGGCGACGCACCGCGCTTGTTGAAGTTCATCGACTCCAACGAGAGCATCGTGGCCTCCATCTCGGACATGCCCTGCTTGATGTAGCTGTTGTACTGAGCGCGGCGAGTCAAAGCGTCGGCTTCCATACCCGCCCACTCCAGCGCGCCGAGGGTCTTGGTAATGGCTGACCGGCCCCCGACAAGATCACGCATGATCTTGCTGAGGTCTTCCTGCGTACCCGTGAACATCTGCCCACCGGTGATGCCGCGCCGCTCAAGCGTGCCCTTGGCAGAACTCTCGATCTCACGGAGCGCACCCAGCACGGGCGGGAAATCGGCACCAGACGCAATCGAAGCGGCCAGTGAGTCACGCATCAACTGACGCACCATGTACAGCGGGTTCAGTGTCACAGCGCGGCGCAGCAACTGCGTCGGAACCGTAAGCGCACGCATGATGCCGGTGGTCTGGAGCGGGATGCCCTCCATGCCCTTGACCAGGATGTCCGCGTTGACGCCCGTGTTGACCTTCTTACCGCCGACTTCGACAGTATCGGTTTCAAGAACCGCGTAGCGGTCTTCGCCGTTGTGCTTGAACCGCACAACCTCCGGGCCGTCAACAGGCTTGGCTGTGATCTTGGCCATGCCCAGATCAAGCAACTCGAACATCGCGTTGCGGGTGGCCAGATTGCGCAGCGCCAAGTCCACCATCATATTGGTGTTCTGCACCGAACTGATCATGAAGTCGAGGATCGGCTTATCGCCGCCCACCAACTCCTGCAGGTGCGGCATGTCCTTGACATTGCCCAGCTTGATCGGAGTCAGCCCACCGAGCGCCAGTTCAGCAACGCCGTTGCGCTCGCGGTACCAGGGAATGTAGTCCTTGGATGCGAGCAGTGCGTCTGCGTCTTTCTTGCTCAGCACGCCTGCCTTCTGGGCGAAGCGCACGAGGTTCTCGTTGTACTGGTTGTAGATGTCCCGAGCGTTGTCGAAAATGTCCTGCAGCCCCTCGACAGACCTAACCTGGGCCACGGTATCCCGCAGCTTCTGCTCAGTGATCTTGGGGTCGCGCAGATTGAGCTTGTCGAAGCCCACACGCTCAGCGCGCTTTGCGGCCAGATACAGGGTGAACAGACGGCTCGTAGCATCGACATCGCCGACAAGGCGTGCTGCGCCCTTGAGCGTAACGGCCACTTGCCGCAGGCTTGGGCCGGTCTGGCTCTCAACAATGAACTCGCGCTCACCGTCCCTACGCTGGACTTCGCGGACGTCCAGTGCGCCGTTGGCCACAGACTGCGCCGTGAAGTTCATGCGCTGGTCGTACATGCGCAGGTAGTACATCATCTGCGTGCCCTTGAGCTTATCCATGTACTTGGACAGGCGCTCGAACCCGGCAAAACGATCTACCAGACCCGTCTCCATCGCCAGACCGCTGGACTTGGCGCGGATGGGTTGCCACCAAGATTGGTTGCCCGCAACGATGCTGCGCCCAAACGCATCCGCCTCGGCCAGGGCCGGGTTCAGATTGCGCGGCTGATTGAGTACCTTCGGGGCCAACAGCGCGTTGTCAGCCTGGGTCGGACGCGGCACCTTCGTCATCAGGTTATCGACCGCAGCCAACGTGGCTTCGAGCATGTTCTCCGGCGTCTTGATGCCAAGCATCCGCAAGAGCGCGCTCTTGAACGAGTCCCACATGTGGCGCAGCGTCCACTTCTGCTGCCGCATCTCTGCCTGCATCACGTCGTCGGACAGCGCCTCAGACGCAAACTCACTCAAAGATGTTTTGGCGTTCTCGTTTGTCGCACCCTTTAACTTCTTATACGCCTCAAAAAGTTCTTCCAGTTCCCGCTTGGCACGGCGCTGATCATCCGTAAGCTGATCCTCGGGCATTTGAATGACGCGCTCGGTAGCGGCGTGCACACCTTCGTGGACAGCCGTGCGCTCGTTCAAACCGTACTTGGCATCCAGGCGGATAAAGGAACCGTCAGCCGCAGCCTGACCGTATGCTGCCTGCCCGTCCGGGTCACGCAGATCATTGACAATCTCAACGCGGGTGTTGCCCAGGAGCAGCTTCAGGCGGTCTGCCACTGCGCGGGTGAGGTCGTTAGTGGTGGACTCAGCGATGTTGCTCATGACAACCGCTGCGCTCTTCTCACTATCAACTTCTTCTTTCAACGCAGGCCCTTGCGACGCAGTCGCAGCCAGTTGCTGCAGCGTTTCGGGCTTATCAAACAGTGCGTCGAGGTCTTCGGTTCCGGTTTTCAAAATGCCGGTGTCCGCAACTTCTTCAGCGTCAAACTCAGCGCGCTCCTGCTCAAGCGCCTTCTCTGCCAGTTCTTCACTAGTGAGTTCTTCTTCGCCCTCTTCTTCGCGGCGCTGACGCTCGACTTCGCTTTCTTTGGTGGGCTTGCGGCTGCGACGGTAATCCGTCAGCAGCATCTGCTCCAGTTCAGTCAGCGGCTCCTTGCGCTCCTGCTTGTCGCGGGCCTGTTCAACAATGGTCAGTTCGGCAAGACGCGCCTTCTCTTCAGCAGTCGGCGTCTCCTTCAGCAGCGCCTGCTTTTCTCTCTTGATCCGAGCGGCCTCTGCCGTGATGGCTGTCTCTTGCCCAACACCCTTGCTGCTGTAGCGCGTGCCCTTGGGCTTGCGCTCCTTCTCAATCTCCGACTTAGTTGTGGCGGTGATATCCAGCTTGGGTGCGCCTTCACGTGCCGCAGCCTCGGCAAGTTCTTTCTGATTCAGGACGTCCTGAATCTCCTTAAGTTCGGCTTCGGTCTTGCGCTTGCGCGGCTTGGGCGGCTCAGCGACTTCTACTTCGCCACGATCAATCAGCCCCTTCAGCCACGCCTCACGACGCAACATCTCAGACAGTGCTGCTTGGTAACCAACCAGACCCTTGGGCATTACCCGGGCGTTGAGCGCGTTGGTGACCGCGTCGTTGTATGCCTTCTCAAGCGCATTAACAATAGGCATCAAGTTGGCGCGGGCCTGTGATGTCTTAGCTGCACTGTATGCACGCAACGCAGCTTCGTAGGGCGCTCGCTCCTTCACCCCTTCAACGGTCTGCGCACGAGCCTTGTCGTAGGCTTCCTTCAAAGCCTTGGTGATCGTGGTGATGTAGGCGCGATAGCCCTTGAGCACTTGCTGAGGATTGCCCCGCACCTGCCGCATCTCGTCGGCCAGGATGGTAGGCGTGTCGTCTTCCCGTGCCGCGCGCTGTGCGTCGGTAATGGGGTCGTACGCCATTGATCGCAGGGGCTGACCAAACCGATCAACGCCTTCGGGCGCTTTCTGCTGACGCTCAAGCGCAGCTTGCTGCGCAAGGTAACCTTCGGTGCGCTTGAGATCGGCTTTGGCTCTGTCGGCGGCGTTTGCTGCGCGGCGCGCCGCCGCCTCTTGCGCGGCTGTACGCCCCTCGATGGCGCCAATCTCTTTGGTCAGCTTGGATGCCGCCGCTTGGGCAGAACGCAGTTCTTTCTTGGCTGCGGCAAGCGCAGCGCGATCCACCGCTTCCTGGCTCTCGTATTGGTAGGCTTTGAGTTCGGCGTTAGTCAAACGCGCTATTGCGTCAACACGCGCCAGTGCCGCACCAATTGCGTCGAACTGTTGGGTCAGCGCGTTGATGTGTTTGCCGACAGCGGTCTTGCCCTCTTCCGCAACAAGCTGCTCCTTGAGCAGCGACTTGTCTTTGTCAGAAATGTTGAACTTGTCGATGAAGTCCGACGCTTGGTTGCGCGGAATCTTGAGTTCAACAAGCGCGGCACCCAGTTCACCCTGGCGCGCCACTGCGGTCAGCACGCTGCCAAAGTTTTCCTGCACGTTAGCCAGTTCTCTGCGCAGCGAATCGGGGTCAAGCCCGGCGCTGCCAAACTGTTTCTCGGCTGCACGCAGTTTTGCCTGCTGCTCCTCGGCAACTTTCAAGTACTCGCGGATTGCAGCGATGCGGTCGGTAATACCCGTCGTTCCTGAAACTGTAGCCGTCTCAGGAATCTCAAGGGACTCAAGCGCACTCAATTCTTTCTTGAGCGCCCGAATCTGCGTGGCAGGCAGCATCTCTGCCCGCACGGCTTCAATATCGGCAATGACCGCGTTGAGCTTGGCGATCTTCTCGTTCAGTTCGTCAAGCTGCTTGCGCGCCCGCTCCAGCTTCTTAGCGTCGGGTTCAAACTGTTTGCGCAGACGATCAGCCTCTGCGCTGTCGAGGAATCGCTGGAACCGACCAGGGGTAGCGCGCTCGGTAACGAGCTTTGCCTGCTCTTCGGGGAACAGGCTCGTCTGCCCCATTTCGCCTTCGCGTACACGTTCAGCCTGCTCCACAAACGGCTCAAGCTCAGCCTGAAGAGACAGCGGCAGCGCCTTGGTGCTGGGGCCGCGAAGAGTGCCGGGAACAAGTTGATCGCCCTCAACGCGAGTGGGCGTAAAGTCACGTGCGGGGCGCTTTGTTACTGCCGCCTTGGCTTGCGCCATTTTGCGCAAGTTCTCGGGCACTCGGCCTTCTTCAAAGTCAGCAAAAGACTCAGCACGCGCCTGCTCGGGCTTCATGCCTGCGTTGACCTTCTGCTGATACAGCGCCTGCTTGATGATGTCTTCTGCCGTGGCACTTTCAGTAGCGGCCACGTCCGCGCGGCCCTCAGCGGGAAATGCCTGCAGCGTAGTCTTGCGACCCGCGCCTGGACGTGCCATGCCCTCTTCGCCGCTTTCGATGCGACGAAGCTGCTCATCAAGGAGGCTATACAAACTACGGGCAGGTGCAGCGCCTGTACCTTCAGGCGATATCTTCTTCGGGCGGTCTACCTTCGCAACCTGCTCAGTATCCACGAGCATTTTGAGAATCTGCTCGTCGGTTTGTTTTCCTTGCTTGCCAAAACTTGCCAGGGGGATGTTTTTGCCTTGCCGCAAACGCACATCAGCCACATCAGGCTTAATGTTTCTCTGCTCATCAACAGGGCGAAAGACTTCTACCGTAACTTCGCTGCCGTCTTCCAAGCGCGCAGGGTAGGAAATTTTTGCTTCTTTCCCACTTTTGGTAATTACATATCCTGGCGTAGTGGCACCAGTCGTGTATGTAACGCCCGGTTTGAACGCGCCGGGAACCTGCTCTAGTTCTGCAACCTCACGGTCTTTCTCAGGGAGCGAACGCTCCATCCGGCTCAGGAACTCGTATGCCTCGTCAGACAGGCGGTTACTGGCCATCGCCCGGGTAAGGCGCTCTTGCAGTTCCTCGCGGGTGACTTCACGCGCAGCAGGCTCAGCCTCGCCAAACAAACGGAACTCACCCTTGGCGCGGCGGGCTTCGCCCGTGGGCTTGAGGACGTTGCGCGGGACAAGTCCCTGCTCCCCGAGATCGGTGGTGATGTCGAACAGCCTGCGGTTGACCTCTTTGCCAAGCGCGTTCTGTGCACGCTCAAGTTGAGTAGCGCGGCGCTCAAGGCGAACCTTCTCGTCGCCTTCGGCAGTCTTGGCCTTCTCCTGCACATCGCGCAGGAGTGCCGTCGCGCGGTCGTAGCGCATGGTGGCCGGAGCCATTGAAAGCTGTTGCGTCAGACTGGCCATCACGCGGTTCTGCTGCGCAGGCTCCGTCGCTGCCATCATCCTATCGATGAGGTTTTCAGCTTCCTTGGGCAGCGCAAACTCAGGGCGGGGGACAACATCGCCCATGCTGCGCTGGAAGCCCGCAACGTCTTGCTGCGGGGCAGTACTGGCTTCAAACGCTTTGCGTGCCTGCTCTTGTTGTGCAGTGCGCGCCGCCGCTTTCTCTTGTCGTTCTGCCTCGTCAGCCTTCTTCTGCTCTTCAAGTGCGTCGAGTTGCAGCTTCAACCCACCAAGAATTGCGTTGCTCTCACGCTTCTTAAGACCGGGGATTGGCTCGTTCGCTTCTACAAGCGCCTTTGCCATAGCCGGGTCTTGCATCAGGTAGGCCACATAGAACGCAGGGCGCTCATTGGCTTCTCTTGAGTCTACGTACGCCTGTTCGTTTGCAAGATTGATGCGCGACTGTGCGTACGTCAATGCCGGTGAGGGGGGTAGCCCGAAGTCTTCTTCGCCCGTAAACACCCGCTGTTGTGCGAGGGGGGACGTAAGGTCAACACCGGCCTGCTCCATCTGGTATTCCAGAGGGCTGAGCGCAGCAATACGCTTTTGTTCGTCGGTCAGTTCAGGCGGCTTCGGCGGTGCCGGGGGCACAAGCGACTTAACTCGGTTGTACTCGGGCGCCTGTTCCTTCAGTTGCGTCGCCAGTTCGTTGCGGCGCTTCTTCTGGGCCTCATAGGTCTGCTTCTCAGCAAACGAAGCGCCGGGAGGCAGCTTCTGCTTGAGCAGTTCGCCAAGGTCGTTGTACTCTTTCTGCAGCGCGTCGTGCTGCTGCATGAAGTTGAGCGCGTACTCAGGCGTCTGTTTCTCCGCCGCAGCCTTTTCTTCGGCCAGACGCTCCTGCTCGCGCTGCTCTTTCAGCGCCTTGCCACGCTCAAGTTCTTCCCTGACCTCGACCCGCTCGCGGGCTGCACCACGCTCGGCCACACGACCGGCAGCACCGATAGGTGCAAGCAGACTGGTCTGGTACGCCGTCTCACCATACTCCTTGAGCGCGTCCTCACTGAGCAGCGGCAGGCCTGCCTGCACACGCTCCAGCATCTGTTGCGTGACTTCAGTGGGGATCTCCGCCATCGCGCCAACCGCCGTGCCCTTGGCCAACGTCTTGAGCAGCGTCTCCTTGGCGAGCTTCTCAGCGCCTTCTTCGGCGCCTTTCTCCAGCATCTTGGCAACACCAGGGCCAAGCGCCTTACCGGCCAGGGTGCGGCCTAGCGGAACAAAAGTAGCAGCGACGTCCAGGGCGGCTTGCGGAGCGGCTGCACCATAGGCAGCAGCACGACTGATGGGTTGGCCCTCAGCGGCTTGGCGCTGAATGTTGCCTCCAGCCTGTTGGAAGAACGATGGCGCAACAGCACCGGCAAGACCGCCGACAACACCGCCCACGGGGCCAAAAGCAGCACCGGCCATAGCGCCAAGGCGCGCGCCTGCAAGCGTGGTAGCAATATTGGGAGCCTGCTCAGCCAAGGCGTAGGGCACTTGGCTAATGACCTCTCCGGCAGCGGGCAGCAGCCCGCGCTCTTGGTAGGCTTTCTTGACCCGGTCAAGGCTGACTTGCTCAGCGTAACGGCGCTGAATGTCTTCTTCCCGAAGACGCGCTTCTCTTGCCGCCTCCTCGGGGGCGACGACGCCTTTGACACCTGCGCGCAGGGCGCTCAGTGCAGATTCTGCACCCTTGCCGACAGCGGCAAGAACACCTTCTGAGGGCTTAGGCTGCTGCGCGATCTGCTGCTTGACTACAGCAATGATCTGTTCTTCGGAAGCGCCTGCTGGCCCCTCCACATCGTAAATTCTCCCGTCCGGGCCTTGTACGCTGTAAATGGGCATTGCTGCGCTTCCTAATTTTTAGGGGTTACGTACCCCCAGAACTCTGAAACCGGTTGTATCAACGGACGCCCCGGCTGGCTGAGATGATACTCCAGCAGGGGCTTCCAGGCCAAGCGCCGCAAAGGTCTGCCGCAGGATTTCGTCGTACTTAGCCTTGCGCTGTTCCTCGGTCATCTCCAGCTTCTGCAGGGCTGACAGACCCTTCTCCCAGTTGGCAAACGCCACGTTGGCTTGCTGCAGTGCAGCAGTCTTGCCCCGGGTACCTTCCTCGTACATCGCAGCCTTGCCTTCGGCTTCACGCGTGAGGGCTGCACGGTACTTCTCTTCAGACAGCGCCTTGGCTTCCTCACGCTCGACCTTCTCGCGCTCCTTGCGTGCGGCCAGGGCACCAAGACCAGCACGTCCTGCAGAACCCAAGAACCCGGCAAACCCTTCTCCGCTTCGGCCCGGATCAGCCATCATGCGCAGACCAAGTTCAACCAAGTCGTCGTTCGTAAGCCCCTTGCGGTCTTTCTTGGGAAGCTCTTCCTTGGCGGTAGCAATTGCTTCTTTCTTGACGTCCTTGGGCAACGCGGCAGGGTACTCTTCCCCAAGCCATGCGCCTTGACCTTGAACGCGGTCATATGCGGGCATCGCACTTCCCGCCGGTTTCTTCTCATCAGCGCCCGCAACCGCAGCAGCGGTAAGGTTCTTGGCGGTTTGCGCCGCAGCAACCCTCGGCGACGCCACAGTAGCTGCCCGGGCAGCTTCCCGCGCACGTTCTGCCTGCTGAAGAAGTTGAATGCGCTCAGCCGCTGACGGGGCCTTGGCTGCTTGCTCGGCAAGACGCTCTGCCATGACTGCCTGCGAAACCGTTTGCGCTTCACCAGACATAGCGCCTGCCATGCGCGCAGCCTCTGCGGCGTCCTCTGCGGCTTTGGTGTTTCTACCGGCGGCAGCGGCAACCTGCATAGCCTGAATCTCTTCCGGCGTAAGCGTGCGTGCAGCAGACGGCGATCCAAAGAATCGACGCGTGCCTTCGTAAAGCCGTTGAAGCCCCGACGCGCTTTGTACACCTTTGCCCGGAGCGGTCACCGCCGCCATAGGCGTGGGCGCCATCAGAATGTTGCCGATGTTGCGCTTGGTTTCCTCGGACATGCCGAGGCCGGAGCCAACCCGGCTGAAGAAGCCTTCGGGCACGGCAGGAGGTGCCTGAACCGCTTGGCCAGGGATTTGTGCACCGGAAACCGCTTGTGCAGGAGCCGCCTGCGCAGCCTGGGCTGAACTGACGGGAACCAAATTGGTCAGCGTAGCGGCCAGCTTTTTGCCGTAATCCGGGTCAGTGGCGTACGTGCCGATCCTGCCCGAAGAAAGTCCCTCAGTAAACGCGCCAACATCTCGGCCTGAACCGACAGCCTTGGGGAAGTTGCGCTTAACCAAGTCCGTGTAGTCACGAGCAAAATCTTCAGGCGACTTGTAGCTCTTGTAGGCGGCTTCGCTGCCCTCCAGTTTGTCAAAGGCTTTCTTGCCCTTACCGGTCACGTCCTTGATGTTGCCCAGGTTGTACTGTCCAACCGTCTTGGTGCCCCAGCCAGACTCAAGGCCCCACTGGGACAGGATGATGTCGGCGTCAACGCCAAGCTCAGCGCCTACCTTCTCTGCCACGTCGCGGTACTGCTCGACAAAGCGAGACTTAACGTCCCCGCCGCGTTGATAACGCGCCACACCACCATCGGCCATGCGCACGACGGGCTCGCTGCGATTGGCAAAGTCCATGTCGCCACCATCGGCGTAGCCCGCGATTCCGCCATCAGCCATGCCCTGCATGTTGGGTGCCTGGAGTTGCGCAATACCAACTTCTTCGGGCGTGTAGCCCAGGGAGGCTACGGCCTGATCCGCTACCTTGGGCTGGGGCTGCGCCATCTGCGCTTGCGAGGCCGCACGCATCTTTTTGCGCGCCATGCCCTCAGACACAACCAACGGCAGGATGTACGGGTCTTGCTTGTACATCATCGCCACACGCTGCAGGGCTTGATCCGGCAGCATGCGCAGTTGGGTGGTGAGTTGGTTGATGTTGATCATGTTCAAACACCCATGTTGTAGATTGCCAGATCAGCCAGACCGGCGGGCTTGTCTCGATATTCGACGTCTTCCACCGCGCCGCCCTTGGCGAACAGCCCCAGACCCTTGGCCGCGATGCCCGCACCTGCAAGCTGGCCCAGCATAGAAGGCGGCTGCTGATACACAGCCGCGCCAGTCTGCGACAGGGGCGCGCCGCGCAGGATGTCGGACATGAAGCCCAACTGCTTGTACGGGTAGTTTTGGTAGTTCAGGAAGTCTTGGTACTGAGCGCCCAAGATGTTCTGCGCCTGTTGCTGTTGAAGGCCCCCATATTGCTGTTGCAACTGGTTGATCGCCATGTTCTGACCGAACTGGCTCTGGCCCAACTGACCCAGTTGACCGGCGGCACCCATCGCTGCCTGAAGACCCTGAAGCCCCAGACCGGCGCCATACTGACGTGACTGCTCGCCAAGCTGCGCAGCGGCTTGACCGTACTGAGCGCCAAGACCTGCCTGTTGCATCAGGTTGCCGTAGCCAAACTGACGCGACTGCTCAGCCTGCTGCTGTGCTTGCATCTGGGCTTGCTGATTGGCCAGTTGTGCTTGCAACCCCTGCTGTGCGCCCAGTTGCTGTACACCAAGCGCCGCACCCAAGTTCTGGCCGCCAACCGTAATGCCTGCTTGCTGATTGGCCAACTGTGCTTGGAGACGCGCCTGCTGCTCAGCGTTGAACTGCTGCTGTGCTTGCTGATAAGCCTGTTGCAATCCGCGAGACTGGATGTCTCCCATTTGCGTGCCCAAATTCCGTGCACGTTCGGCTTCAACAATCGCCTGACGAGAACCACCAAATGCGCCTGCCCGAGCAAACCTGCCCGCTTCTTGCTGGCCTGCAATTGCGGACTGTCGCGCAGCTTCTCGCTTCTCGATATCCACCACATTCTGCATGTATGGGGACATGAAGGACTCAGCAGACCCAGGGCGGGCAAAGGACTGCGTGCGCACACGCTCAGCAGGCCCCATCTGGAAGGTGGACAAGTCCCTGGCCGCAACGCTAGGCGCGGTGAACGCCGTAGGTTGATACGCGCCGGGAGCGCGGTAGAAGTTGGAAAACTGTCCCGGCTGATACTGGTTGTAGGCCAGAGCCTGAAGACCGGCGGTACCGGCAAGGGCTGACGCGTCGCGCAACTGCGGCGCTGCCTCCATCGCTTGAGCGCCCGTGAACGCCTGCTGCTGCAGAGGGGTGAATTGCGCAAAACGCTCACCCTGGTACTGCATGTACGGGTCTTCAAACATCGCCTCCGCACGGCCAAGCAGTCGCTCGGCATAAGGCGCAATAACTGGCGCAAAGCCAGTCTGGTACTCGGTAACTTGGGTCGGTACGGGATTAGCCATGATGCGTCCTTATGCGGGGAGGTACTTGTCGGCGCGGGTGTTCTTAGCCACCTTACCCTTACCGGTTGTCTTAGCGCGGGCGCGCTGCACCCGGTCCATCATTGCATACAGCTTGCGTGCACCGGCTTCGGTAGACCCATTCCCTATTTCACTCACAATCCTCGCCGGGATCACAAACTCACCATCGGCCAGTCGCGCGGGTTGACGGTTGCCAATAGTTGCCGGGATGCTGTCAGAGACGCCATCACCAGGGCCGCGCAGCAGGCGCCCACCATCGGAGTAGCCGCCGAGGTTGAATTGGCCACCCCGAGCAGCACCGGCTGCAATAGCCGCAAGCCCGCCTTTGCGCATGCCCGCCAACAAGTCTAATTCTTCATCAGTGTAGTTGGGGCCACCAGCATCGTATTCAGAATCAAACGGGCCAAAGTCTTCAGCCGCACGCGCTATCTCCAGTTGGCGCTGGAGATAGGCTTCTTCTTGATCTCGCAAAATGTCACGCTGAATCTGCTCGACGTTAAGCACGTCTTCTACTTCGGCTCGACTCGCATTCAGCGCCGCCTCGTTGGCCAGCAGTTCGCGCATAGCGGCATCTGTGTAGAACCCGCGATCCACCACAGGCACTTTGCTTGCGTCTTGCGTACCAAACAAGAAGTCCGTGATGGGGGTGCCGCTGAGTGCGGTGTACTCAGTACCGGTTTCTGGATTGATGCGTGTTGTACCGCCGGTTGTGGTGCCGCCGGTTGTGGTGCCACCAACAGTAGAACCGCCAACAAGCCTTGCGCCTGCGCCACCTCCGGTCATACCGCCGCCCGTAACGCTGCTGGCCACACCGCCGCCTGTGGTCGTGGTGCCTCCGGTAGTAGTACCACCTGTGGTTGTCTTTGTTTCGCTAGTATCGGCGCCCTGTGCAGTCTGACGTGAAGGCGCAGGAGGAACATAGCGGCGAATTGCGCTTTCACGCGCCGCGCCACCAACAACTTCGCTGTAAGGACGCATCAGCGCCCCACCGCCAGGAACAAACGGCGTAGCAGAGTACGGACCCCGACCCATCAGGTAGTCGTAAGCACTCTTGCTGCCGCCGGTCAACATGTTAAACCGGCGCTCGTTGACGGCAGCGCGCAGTTGGTAATCCGGCACGCCGTTGGCGCGGCCCCAAGCGGTGATCTCCGTGGCCGTCGCGTTCGGGTTGTTTGCCAAGTAGGCTTGCAGGTCATTAACCACCGCGTTCTGCGTCATCGGGCGCTCGTTCGGGCCGAGACGCGTAACCGTGGGCATCTCCGTAGCACCACCACCCTGCTCGTATGCCGTGCGCACCTGCTCCATAGTTTGAGGAGTGAACTGCGTAGCAGGAGCCAGCGTCGGCGTAGTCGGCGCAAAGTCGGGTAGCCCTGGCAGTGGCGCCGGAGTGACGGTTGTGCCAGTGTCGGTGCCGGTAAACGTGGGGGATACAGCGGTAACGGGAGCAGGGCGGGTTATGTTGTTAGCCCGCATAAAGTCAGCTACGTTCTGCGCACTGAACGACTTGCCGTAGGTTTCATTTACTAGGTTGGCGATTTGCTGGTCACTCAGACCTTGGGCTACACCGCTTCTTGCAATACCGATAGCTGCGGCTTGCGGGTCTTTAAGGATGCTCTGCTGTGCGGCGAGTTGACCAGCGGTGGGTGTGGCCAGTTGCGTCGGGTCTACATTGACACCGATGTTGGAGCCAATGCTTTGAATCTGCCGCTTAATCTCCGGCATGCCCAAGTCAGTGTTTGCCCAATAACTGAGTCCTTCCCGCTCGGCCTCACGCCCCAACACATCCCTATAAATCTGGTTGATTTCCTTTTCACGATCCGTCTGCGGAGTGGCGGCGGCGTAGTTGTACCCAGGACCGGCGGTGCCGGAAATAACGGTCTGACCCCCAGGTTGTCCTGCGGCTACGGCGTTAAGCCCAAGATAGTTGGGCAGTGTGTTTGCGGGCGTAGCAAACTGTTGTGTAGTTGCGGCTGTACGGGCGGCGTCAATTTGTTGAGCCAGTGCAGGGTTGGCCGCACGAGTCTGGTTGACTACATCGGTGAAAGACCCCAAGCCCTGCTTCATCCAGTAGTTGATGGCCTCTTCGTTGGGGTTAAGCTCCGCGCCGGGATTAGCTCTGTAGGCTTGCAGCACCTGCTCGCGGGTAGCACCGCCGTCAGCAAGCGCCACGATGCCGCCGCCTGCCATGCCTCCAGGCGGTTGTTCTTCTTGCTGTGCGGGTGCAGCAGACGCTGTGTTAACAGGCATCGCCGGGTAGGTCGGCTGCGCCGTCCACCGCTTGGTGAACGGATCAAACTTGTAGGGGCGGATGGTGCCTTGATACTGGCCACCCGGCATTGGCGTGGACGTCTGCACGGCCTGATCGGCCATAACTGGAAGCGCCGCAGCCATACCGGCTTTGTAAAGACCGGAAGCGCCGCCAACACCTTGAAGCGCCGCAGTACGCCCAATGTCAGAACCAAGTGCAGAAATACCTGCGCCCGCCCGCTCAAAAATACCTTTGCTTAGGTAATCTTTGGTAGCTTGCTCAGCCAACAAGTTCTTGTAGCCTTGTTCAGACAAGCCCTCAAATGCCGCACGACCGGCAATTTGCTCCGCAGTTAGGCCACTAACAGCGTTTTGTTGTGCCGCCGCCATGCCTGCCGACTGAAGACCTGCGCCAAGACTGGCGCCACCATAAGCGCCCAGACCGGCCATGATGCCCTTCTGCAGACTGCCGGTGGCCAGAGCCGTCGCACCACCGACCAGTGCCCCCGCGCCCAGCGCGCTGCTGACCACGCCGAATCCGGCAGGGCCAAGGGCAAAACCCGCGATCATGGGCAGTGCCGACTTGAGCAGCTTCTTGAACGAGAAGGCTTCCGGCAGACCCGTGTGGGGGTTGATCGTCATGGTGATTCCATGACTCAGGCCAAGCGCCTGCAGACCCGCAACTTCGCTGGGGGCCATGTGCACCAGCATCGAGTCGCCGTTGCGACCCTTGGACGCCATGTGGTTGGCTAGTACGGCAAGGCTCATGTGCGCCCCTTGGAATTGATTGGGTTCATTTTAGGTCGTTTGGGTGCTTAGCGGCTAATCTCTTCCCAGTCCAGAGAGCCAAGCACCTGATCCCCGTTGGATGCCGCCGTGCAAGCAAGCGTCAGTTCATACGCAGTGGCGGTGAACGGATCGCGCTCCAGTTGAGAAGCGAACAACGCTTCCTTCAAAATGTCCACGCTATTGGAACCCTGATTGGAGCCCTGAAAGAAACCCGTTGCCAGAATCCGACCGGTGCCCACGGTGAACGCCGTGCCGGTGATGTTGTACTCAACTGCGGAGTTTGTGCCTGCACTGACCCAAGTGCCGCCCGTTGTGGTGCCAGACGCCACAACTTCCCACTTGTAGTTGGCGTTGTTGGTAATGCCCAAAATAGATATAGCCGTCAGGATGGCAATCGCGTCAAGGCGGGCTGTCTTCAAACGAATCGACAC